CACTAAAATAACTGAAATTAAAAATTTAAAGTGGGTAGATAAAAATGTTAACTATATGAAAAGAGATTTATCAGAGAAAAAGTTTTTACAATTAATTAACTTAATACATAAGCAGTATGAACCAACAAAATATAGGGCTTCCTAAAATTCAGGATAAAAGAAAAACTAAAACTACTTTGCCAAAGATAAAACAGCAAAGGCATAAAGTTAGGAAAGATTACAATTCATTTAAAAAATAATTTATTAACACCAAATATTATGGGGAAAAACAAGAAAAACAGAAACACATCTAATATGAAAGATCAGCTACCTATTAAAGCATTAACTCCTCCTACTATTAAAAGGAAGACTATGGAGGTACCTGCTCAAGTACATGATAGATATCTTTTAGATATTAATGCTAATGGTGAAGGGCTTAAGTCAATGTTGTATCATACATTTTTTCATATTCTTATGTTTTTATTAGTACCTTTGGCTATTATAGTCAGCAGGGTACTTGGTAGAAGAATAAAATGGTTTAATGTAGGGCCAGTACCAAAAGAAAGATTTATGGCAAACAGAACGGATCAAGTTAGATAATTATTTTAATAATCAATTTTATTATGTTTGAACGAAAGTCAAAAGATACTTTACCTTTAGGAGCTTTAAAGGGTGAAGAAGATTCTAGGGATTATATAGCGGGTCATATTTTAGGAGATATTGATCCTAAGTTTGTAATGCCAGAAGAAGTTAGATTAGATATAGAGGAAGGCAATCAAGGTGCTTTAGAGGAGACTAGAGTGGCTTGTACTTGTTTTGCGGCTTATCATGTAGCTCAAGCAATTAATGAGTTAGAGCACCAACAAGAGCTATCTGTTGATTTTGTAAAAGGTTGGAGATTGCAAAAACATTTAGGTACTGCTTCAGAAAAAGGAGATTATGTAGTAACAGCTTTAAAAAGTCTTGTAAAAAATGGATTAATTACTGAAGAAGGAACATACCCTATTAAAGCTTTTGCTCGTATTAGTTTAGGAAAGAGCACACCAGAAGAAATTAAATACTGGTTAGCTAAAGGGTATCCAATAGTTACTTCAGCTAGAACTACATCTACTAATTTTAAAAGAGCCAAGACAACAGGTTATTGGACAGGATTAGATGGTACCATAAGAGGTGGACATGCTTTCGCTTTAATGGGTTATACAGGTAGTAATAAAGATATTGTAGCCTCTCAGAGTTATGGAAGTAATTATGGATTTTATGGAGATGGTACATTTAGAATTGAAGATAAATTTGTTAAGAATTTAGATAGTTGTTATTTAGTATATGATATGAGAGAAGTAAAGAATATTTTTACAGATGTAACAGAGGATAGCTGGGTAGCTGAGGCTCTTAAATGGGCTAAAGATAAGAAAGTAATAAAAGGATATGAGGATGGTTCTTTTAGACCCGATCAGCCTATGACAAGAGCTGAAGTAGTTCAAGTAATGTATAATTATCATAAAAAATTTAAAAAATAATATGGCAGGAAGAATAGAAATATCGGTAGCGTTAGTAGAAAAAAGAAGGGAGAGAGCCTCCGCATTAAAAATGAAGGGTCTCAGTATTAATAGTATTATGAATCTTGTTAATCAAGAAGCTACTATAGAGCAATGGGGAGTGGTTAGTAGGAGGACTATAATGAGAGATATAGCAGCTTATTTTAGTAAGAATAAATTAACAGGTGTTGAAGCTAATGAGGAGATGTCTATGTTAAGAGATGCTTATATTTCACAGTATGAGGGTCTTATAGAAAAGATGCACATTAAATTATCTACTAAACAAAATTGGAAACCATTTGAAGAGTTTGCAGCTATGGATATTTTAAGAAGGACTCTAGCGGATTTTGCTGAGATAATGAACTGGAATGAAGGAAGAAAGAATACAAATATACTTTTCCAGCAAAATAACATTTTAACTCCTTACGAAAACGCAGCAAATATAGTGAACAAGCCTAAAGAATTAAAAGCTATTTCAGCTCTTTGCGATATGATGCTAGATAAGAGACCTATTGATGAAATTGGAGTTGAGGTGCTAGGTGATAGCTATATAAAAGAAGATACAAATGACAACAATACTTAAAAATCCAAAGTTAGCGGATAATCTTTCAGAAAGGACTGTTGTCTTTCTGCAAAATCATATTGCTAGTTTATCACATACTCAAAAAGACGCTTTATTATTAAAGGATTGGGCTGATAATTCAAATAAGATTTGGAAATACCCAAGAGTGTGTTTTGATACCTTTATTGATAGCCCTCAGTATTTAGGGCTAGTGAAAGAAGGGGGTGCAAGTTTAGTTTATCCAGAAATTAGAAATATATGTAATGCTGTTATAGATGGAGACTATAGAGAGCTTGTAATGGTTGCTGGTATTGGGGGAGGTAAAACAACTGTATTAGAGCTATTAGCTTGCTATTACGCCTATGAACTACTTTGCTACTGGGACCCGCATGGGTATTTTAGTTTACTATCAGATAAACCCATTACTCTAATTAATATGGGTACTACTGCTACTCAGGCTTTAGATAATGCCTTTTCAGGTATTAAGTCTTTTATTAAAAAAAGCCCATTCTTTATGGGTCACACACCAATTATATTACAAGGTAGTATAAGATTCCCAAAACAAAACATACTTTTACTTTCAGGTAATAGTAAAGCTACCACACCTTTGGGATATAATATTTATTATGCAGGATTAGATGAAGCGGCTTTTTATATGGATAATGATAATAAGTGTGTAGCTGAGGATATATATACAGCATTGCAAAGACGTATTGTATCCAGGTTTAAAGATAAAGGATTAGCTCTAATGATTAGTTCGCCTCAGTATGATGGAGATTTTGTTATGAGAAAATTACAGGAAGCCCAACAAGTACCTAAACAAATTTTCTCTACTCATTCGCCTACTTGGAAACTAAAACCTATAAGTGAGGAAGATAAAAAAGATATATTTTATCTTAACTCTAAGACTAATAAGATTGTAGATACTATTTCACCAGCACAGACTATTTCTAAAATAGGAGACCCGTTTGAGGTAGGAGCTACTATTTGGGAAATACCTAAGCAGTATAAGAGAGATTTTATAGTTGATCCTGAAAAAGCTAAAAGAGATTATGCGGCAGTACCAGGGAAAGCTATTGATGCCTTTATGCCTCAAATAGATTTAATAGAGAAAATGTTTACTGACAGGGAAAGTCCTTTACAAGCAAACGGAAGTTATACTTTTCCTGATGAAGACCCTTTAAGAGCTAATTATTATATTCATGTGGATTTAGCTTTAAACAGACATAATAAAGGAGATTTTGCTGGTCTAGCTATGTGCCATTTTGAGGGATTTGAAGAAGACAAAGAGCTAGGGGAACGTAGAAAGAAAGTAGTAATAGATTTAGCGGAACGAATAGAGGCTGGAGCTGGTGGTGAAATAGATTTTGAAGAAGTTAGAAAAAAGATTTATGTTTTAAAAACAATGGGATTTGCTATTAAGAAAGTTACTTTAGATGCTTTTCAGTGCTGTCGTCGGAACACTAAAATATTAACTATTGAAAATAGTGTGGCGTCACTATATAATAAAGGTAGTATCAATAACCAAAAAGATATGCCTTTAAAGAATGAATCAAAAGTACCTTTACTAGCGGGGGAAGAAAAAAACATACAGGATTTAAAAGAAGGTGATTATGTATATAGTCTGGACAGAGATAAAAGTATTAAAGCGGGGAGGGTTAAGGCGGTATGGTGTTCAGGGCATAAGGAAATATATAGAGTTCATATAGATAATGGAAAGTTTGTAGATTGTTCGGATAATCATCCATTTATGTTACGAGATGGGAGTTATGTTAGGGCGGATAAATTACAAGAGGGTGCTAATTTAATGCCTTTATATAGACAAAGAGAAAGGGTTGGTTATGAAAAAACATTTAATCCTAAAACTAAATCTTATAGACATACTCATAGATTAGTTATGGGGGCTTCTGGTAGGAGCAATATAGTCCATCATAAAGATGAAAATAAATCAAATAATATTCCAGATAACTTAGAGATAATGAAGAACTCAATTCATTGTAAGCATCATTGGACAGAGGAGAGGAAAAGATTAACTAGTAAGCAAAGAAGTATATCGAATAAATTAATAAAGCCTCGTTTAGGGACTAAAACTAGTGGGCAGGGAAGAAAGAATCTTTCAGAAGCGAGTAAAAAGATATGGCAAGACCCTAAACATAGAGCAAAAATGATGCTTAGAGATACGGCACATCATGGGGAGGACCATCCACAATATGATAAAAATTTAACTATAGATATTTTACAGCAATATAAAGATAAAAAATTAGTAGAGGTATGTCGTATATTAAATACAACTCCTCGTAAAGTACGAAATCGTATTAATACTTTAGGGTATAAGACTTGGAAAGAGTTTAGTAGTTCTCCTGTAAATCATCGAGTAGTTAAAGTAGAAAAATTAAATATTCAAGACGAAACTTGGGATATTGAAATAGAGGGAACTCATAATTTTGCTACTTCGGCGGGAGTATTTGTCCATAATTCAGTTGATACTATTCAGATTTTAAAGAAAAAAGGAATAAGAGCAGAGTATTTATCAGTAGATAGAGGGATAGAGCCTTATCAGACTCTAAAAGAATGTATTTATGGGGGTAATATACAATGTCATAAAATGGATGTACTTTTAGATGAGCTAAGTAGGCTAGAAATAACTAAAGCCCAAAAGGTTGACCATCCGCCTGGTAGTTCTAAAGATGTAGCAGATGCGGTATGCGGAGCGGTATATATGTGCGTAAAAGAATCTGGAGAAGAGATGGGAATGTCAGCAGGTGCTTATTATCCTAAAAATGAGGGAGAAAGTGCATCTATGGGAGTGCCAGAGAGTAAAGAGGATTATTATAGACGATTAGAAGAATTAAATAGTAAAGGATTATTGGCATAAATTGCCAAATAGAATATATTATGTTAACTTTTATATATGAAATTATACAAATTTAGTGATATTAAAGACCTGAATACAGCTATGAAAACTTTCTCAGAAGATGGAGTTAGAGTTGTATATACCCAAATAAAAATAGTAGATAAAGAAGAAAAATATTATGTATTTACTGATGAGTATTCTGTATATAGAGGTACAAAATTCTCTAAAGATAATAATTTTTAGTATATGTTTAAACCCAATTAGATATGAAAAAACCAAATGTTATCCAAAAAGCTTACAAAAGCTTAACTGAGCTATTCTCTTTTACTAAAGATGGTCAAAAGAAAGCTATTGCTACGTTAGGAGGAACAGGTGTTTCTTACTTTGGAAGATTACAAGACCCTTCAAAAACAGGGCTAAAAAAACCAACGAAAGTAACTTTTAATCAGTTACGGGAAGCAGCTAGGTATGATGCTATTATCAGAATTTGTGTAAATGTTATTAAGAAATCAGTTAGTCAAGCAGAGTGGGCTATAATCCCAAAACAGGAGAGAAAAGAAGTTAATAAGGCTCAAGTAGATCAAGCTACTAATTTATTTGAAACGATTAATAATCGAGGAGAGAATTTAAGACAAGTATTAGATATGGTATTAGAAGATTTATTAGTATTAGATGCTGGAGTAATTGAGAAAGTTTATAATGCTAAAGGAGAGATAGTAGAATTAAATGCTGTAGACGGAGCTACTATCAGACCTAAAATGGATAAGTATGGAGATTTAGACCCAACTAGTGCTTATGTGCAAGTGATAGGAGACAAAGTAGTAGCTGAATTTGCATTAAATGAATTAATTTATATGGTGCAAAGTCCGCAAAGCGATATACGATTGTATGGGTATGGGATGTCGCCTATTGAGAGTATTTTATTACAAGTACAGGCAGCTTTAAATGCTGATCTGTATAATGCTGAAATGTTTTCTAAAGATAATATCCCTCCAGGTATGTTAGATTTAGGGGATATGTCCCAATCAGAAGCACAACAATTTATATCTGTATGGGATGCCACAGTAGTCGGTAGTACTCAGAAGTTAAAATTCCTTTGGGGTGGAGGAGAAAAAAATAATAAAAAGTATATTCCTTTTAACCAAAATAATAAAGATATGCAGTTTGTGGAATATACAGATTGGCTATCAAGAATTAAATTAGCTACTTATGGTCTTACAGGAATGGACGCAAATATTACTCAAGATGTTAATAGGGCTACAGCAGGTGTTCAAGAATCTGTTACAAGTTCTAGAGGTGTAGGAAGTATTTTTAAGTTAGTTGAGGAGTATATTAATAGAGAGATATTTATGCCAATGGGATGGGGCGACATACAGTTTAAATTTCAAAAGGCTTTAAATATTTCCGAAAAGAAACAGCAAGCAGAAATAGATAAAATTTATGTAGAGGCAGGAATTCTAGACCCAGCAGAAGTAGCTATCAGAGAAGGATTTGAAATACCTGAACAAGATGAAGAAGAGATAGATTACTTAGCACCAGCTCCCGAAGAAAAGATTGAAGGTAAAGAAGATGTGTTAGTGCCAGAAGAAAAGAAGTCTCACTCACATAATTTTAAACCTTTATATGAATAAACTTGTACAAAAACAAGTAGAAGAAGATGCAGAGTTTTTTGATACTTTAGAAAGTACTCCTGAGTTTAAAAGAATGAAGAAGTTAATTGAGAAAGCTTTATTAGACCAATGGAATGATGTTCTTTTTTCAGGAATAATAAATACTATGTTTAATAAGTATAAGGATTTTATTGTAAAGGGAGGCAAGAAGATACAGATTAAAAAGACAGTTGCTAAAGCTACTAATGAAGAAGAATTAGATGAAGCCATATTGGATAGCTTACAGCAGGATAAATTTTTAGTAGGGGAAAAGGGTATGAAGATGAAACTTTATTTAGCTTTTCTATTAACTTTAGTAAAAACTAATATGAAATCTATTGGTAGTTATTATGATTTTAGAAAGAATATGAATACTTTCTTAAAAACAATGGCAAATAAAGGAGGGCAAGACATAGTATCTGATATAAAAACGCCTAAGCCTATTAAATTTAGATTATCTAATGTTGCTCTAAAAGCAAAAATAACAAAAAGAGTAAATGTATTAATAAAAGATTTAGACAAAGTTACTAGAAAAATTTTAGTGAGACATTTAGCTTTAGGTATTAAGAATGGAGAAACAAAAACACAAATAATTAAAAGGCTACAGAAAACAGGAAAGCAATTTTCAAAGACTAGAGCAAAAAGGATAGTAGATACAGAAACAGAAGCGGCAGCAGAATTTATGAGATATGAGACCGCTAGATTAAATGGAGTTACTACGAGAACTTGGGAAACAGCGGGAGATGATAGAGTTTGTTTTCCAAAAGATACTCAAGTAGTTACTGATAGAGGGGAGAGGGGGATACAAGAACTTAAAATAGGAGATAAAGTATTGACTCGAAACGGTTATAGAAAAGTTACTGCAACTAATAAAAGAAAATATAGTAAGAGTATGACTAGTATAACTACAACTAAGGGGAAGCTAGTGTGTACTAGCGATCATCCGATTTGGGAAAAAGGTTATGGTTGGTTATGTGCGGGAGATTTCAATGTTGGAGATTTCGTTAAGTCTAAGGAGAATAAATATTTCAGGGTGGATAAGGTGAGTAATTTCAGTATCAAGTATGCGTACAACTTTCCATCCATTTTTTATAAGAAAATTATTTTTCCTTTTATCTCTTTGTGCATTAGAATGCCAATATGCTCCATCTGCTTCGAGAGCAATTTTATATTTAGGCAAAAGAAAGTCAACACTATATCTTCCGACTTGTCCTTCTTGGATAAAGGGAATACCAAGTTTGTACAGACTAAGCCTGAAGAGCTTTTCAAGAGAAGTTTCTCCAGTAAATTTACGGTAGCACGAGAAAGAGCAAAAACGCCTAATATCTTTTGCATAAGGCATTACTCTAAATTGTTTAGCACATTGCTCACAAGTTTTATAAGTAGGAGGACGATAACATTTTTCAGAGCAATATGTTTGTATTCCTATTTTATCTCTAAAAACTTTTTTACATCTTTTACAAATAATGTTTCCCATATTTATCCAACGACAGGCGAGGCTACAAACTGTATACCTATGAGAAATACTTTTATTAATTTGAAAAGATTTAGTACATACAGGGCATATTTTAGTAACCTTTTTAGGAGTTCTAGCTTTTTTATAACATTTAGAAGAGCAGTACTTTTCATTTCTGGCTACTCGACTTTTGTTAAGATAAAAGGATTTATTACACCCCTTACAGAGGAGAATCTTACCTTGTTTAGTGCTTTTGTGATAACATTTAGGAGAACAATAGGCATTTTTTCCTCTTATTTTCTTTTCTTTTTTAATGGCTTTACCACATTGATAACAGATATATTGGAACATGCCACACAATTAAGGATTGATTTACTTATAGTATATAGTAGATTGTTAGGCAAATCAATATTTGTTTATGACATACAGGTAGAAGAATACCCAGAATTTTATGCAAATGGGATACTTGTACATAATTGTCCTATATGTGCTCCCTTGGATGGAGTTACTAAAAAAATGAGTCGTAATTTTAATTCAGGAGATTTTTCTGGTAAGTATCCACCAGCTCATGCAGTATGTAGATGCTCAGTTACTTATGATATAGAAGGTAATGAGGCGAGTAATTTTGTATTAAAAAGAGGGGTATTTGAAACTATTGATGATTTGTTTACAAAAGCGAAACAATTAATTTTTTATACTCCTATAAAGACTACTGCAATAAGTGTTGTTAATCCTAATGCGGTATGGGCAGGAGGCAAAACTTTAATAGGTCCCGATAGAGGTATTAGTAAGTTTATTGAAGATATAAAAATATTTAGAGATTATAAGAGAAATTTAAAAAATATATTAATAATGAAAGAAGGGAAATTGGTAGTGGATATATTAAGAGAACAATCAATTTTAACTTTTGGAGTGGATAAGATTTTAGTAGATGCAAGAGATAAATTAACAGATGAAGGATTTGTTCAATTAATCAGGAGTTTTGGAGTTACTAAGAAGATACCAAGTAAAAATATAACTTAACATAACAATATGGAAGACTACAGGTGTTTAAATTGCAAAACCCTACTTTACAAAGCTGCGGGAGATATAGATGTTGAAATTATATGTCCAAAATGTCGGAGGGTTAACTACCCCAACAGAGGAGACCAAGGAGTTGGGTTGAGAGGAATTGACTTTTTTAATAAAGCCAGACAGCTCTCATGCAATGGTTGTAGTAGACCATTATTAAGTTTTATGGGGGTAGGTTTTGTTGAAACTAAATGTAGATATTGCAAAACTGTAGTAGAGTATGGTAGTGTGAAGAATGTAAAAAGTTAAGAAAGAGAAAAAAGTATTGCTATTTATTATAAATATAAATATACTGAACTCGTAAAGTAGGGCAAAGCCCCGAGGACCTCAAGAAGGCCACAAGCATAAAGTTATATAATACTGTTATAAAGCTATTCTGTACGTGGCCTTTTCCTTTATATAAGGTAAGGCAAGAATATTTCAATATTTTAAGCCCACCTTTATGTTTAAATTATCAATACCGATTACAAAGTCATTTCAGAAGAAGAATGGCAAATTTATTGTAGAAGGAATCGCTTCAGACCCGACAATAGATCGAGATGAAGAAAGATTTGATGAAGAGGCAATCGCAAAAATGGTTAAGGGAGTAAATGGAGGTAGTTTACCTATTAGGATTGAGCATGAAGATAAAGTTTATACAGATGTAGGTACTTGGACAAAAGCGTCAATGGTTGATGATAAATTATATGTTAAAGGGGAAATAGATACTGAGATGTCACTAGGAAAAGATATTTCAGTTCTTTTAAAAAGAGGCACTCCTTTATCATTATCCGTTGGTGGTAAGGTTCTAGACGCAGTTTATGAATATGTAACTGAGTTAGGAAAGAATATCAAGATATATAAAGATGTAATTCTTGAAGAAATATCAGTAGTTAAAAACCCTTCTAATTATAATACTTCCCTAGCAATGGCTAAGTCTGTTGATTGGGAGAAAAGTAAAGACGAGGTTGAATACACTACACAAGCACAGCAATTGATTGATACATATAAGAGTATAAGTAAAATTGATGCTGATAAATTTGTTGAAGTATCTAAAGACGAGGAAGAAGTAAAAGCGACAAAAGATAGCTTTAATACTTGGATGGCTGAAGTAGAGCCTAAAGTGATTAGTCTTTTTAAAGATTATTATGAAGACGAATGTTATTGTGAAGATGAGTATAGAGGATTAACTCCTGAGGATTTAAAACTTATTGCTCAGTTGACTACTATATTAAGTGAAGTTGATTTACCTGATGATAATACATGGCCTGCAATATTTGATGATGATGCTTATTGGGAGAATTTAACAGAAGAGATGCAAATTGTTTTATTTAATAGAACAATGACAATGCCTCATCATAATACAGACTTTAGTGTTAATAAAGAGTTATTACTTTATCAATTAAAGAAAGTCGTTGACGGAGTTGGTTGGTATACACCTAAGGAATATACAGCTATCGTTAATCATTTATATATACATTTAAAAAAGTTACAAATTGTTAAATCTAAAACTATGCTTGAAAAACCTAAAGACAATATGAGCGATATTAAAAAACATATCGCAGAACAAGATATCAGTAAGGAGCAATTAAACTTGTTACAAAGTTGCCATAACTTCTCCGTAGGCAAAACAACAGTAGTACCAAGTAACGAAGGCAAAGAAATGACAAAGGAAGAAATTGCCAAATGTTTTGAAGCTTATAAGGAACTGTTGAAAAGCCCACATTTTAATCAAATTATTAACCAATCAGAAACTATGGATAAAACAACTAAAAAGGTTGAAGAAAAAACTGAAGTAGAAGAAACTCCTGTAAAGAAGGAAGAAACTACTGAAGAAAAAACTGAAACCACTGAGGTAGAAAAAGCTGACTCTGCAACAGAGGAAGAAGAAACTACTGAAGAAACTTCTGAAGAAAAAGCTGACTCTGAAACAGAGGAAGAAGAAACTAAAGAAGAAGAAGTTGAGGAAGAAAAGGAAGAGGAAAAAGAAGAAGAAGTTGAGGAAAAGGAAGAAGAAACTACTGAGGAAGAAGCTCCAGTAGAAGATGCTGAAGTTGAGAAAAAACTTACAAAAAGCATCACAGCGAACGTGGAAAAAAGTATGGTAGCAAGGTTTGATAAATCTCTCAAGAAATTGACAGAAATTGTAGACGTTCTTGTTACAAAGTCAGAAGATGTTACTGCTACAGAGGACATTAACGGTCTTAAAAAAGACATAGGAGCTATTAGTGAGACTTTAGAATTAATGTCTAAAGCTTCATTAGGTCGTAAATCTTACGCTACTAACCAAGTGGTTGAAAAATCATTTACAGAAGGAGCGTTAAATAAGACTGAGCAAGAACAAATTGATGCTGGCATGAAAAAAGGCGACACTTTTACTGAAGCTTATAAAGCAGTATTGGCTAAAAGAGTCTAAGCCTAAAAAATATTAATATTATTATTATAGTAAAAATTATATAACAACTTAAATTATGGATCTAGATCAAACATTAGCTAATGTAAAGAAAACACTATCAACTCCTGTTTATATACAGGGTGCGATTATCACAAGAGAAAACCTTTCAGGATTTGTTAACAGACTTACTGAAAAAGAAACGCCTATTAGAGACAGATTAATGCGTAAACCTGGTAGCGGACTTGCTGCTTCATGGAATGTTCTTACAAGTATGGGTGTAGGTAACTCTCCTTTTGCGGAAGGTGGTACACCGACAGAAGACGCTTCAAACTACGCTAGAAGAAGTGCTATCTATAAAGAATTAGGTAAAACTAAATCTATTACAGATAAAATGCTTGCGGCAGGTAAGACTTTCATGGATCAAGAAGCTGAACAAACAGAAGTAGCTATGAGAGAAGTAATTCAAGACGAGGAAAGCTTGATTGTTACGGGAGATAGTGGAGCAGTTGCTACCCAATTTGATGGGTTAGACACACTGATTACTACTAATCTTACGAATGATAACAACAACGCGCTTGGATTCAGAACTGACTTGCTTGATGCTGAGATCAGCAACCTTATTAATACTTACGGAGTAAGACCTACAGCAGTTTACTGCTCATACGGTATGAAACGTGCTATTAACCAAAGTTTAGCTGGTGATGTTCGTGTTAACATCAACCAAGGGCCTCAAACAGAACTAGGAACTGGATTAGACATTACTTATTACCAAAGTATGGTAGGTAAATTACCTATTGTAGCTTCATTTGGTATTGCAGACGATACTACTACATACGCAGGGTTCACAGTAGGTAGTATTTATATCGTAACAGAGAAATGGGCTGGTTCTGAAGTTTTATACATGGAAGATTTATATGGTTTAGGAAAATCAATGCTTGACAGAACAGGAGCAGCGATTAAATTTATGGTAACTGAGGCAACAGTATTAGTGTGCCGAGCAGAAGAATTCCAAACTGTAATTTCGAATATTAGAATTGCTTAGTAGAATTTGTCAAGGGGGTGGGTAGTATCTACCCCCATTGGCACAAATATTTAATTAAACATTTTAAACTATGAATAGAACGCTAAGAAAGCTATCACAAATTTTAGGTGGTATAGGAAAAGATTATATTGTGGATACCGTTCAAGGAGGGTTTCCCGTTATACAGTCAATGATTGATGTAGAAGCTGCGGAAGCGGCTGATGTGTTAACATCTACTGTATTAGCGGCAGCAGTCACTACAACGGTTGACGGATTAAGCGGAGAGCCAGATGCCTATAGATGTGTGTCTGTTACAGGTAATCAAGGTACAGTAGCAGGTACAGTAATTGTTCGTGGGTATGATTGGTCTCGACAAGTAGTAGAAGATCACATAGTTGCCTCAGGGGTATCTACTGTGGAAGGAGTAGTTCCATTTGATGAAGTATTTGAAGTTGTTCTACCTGCAAGGGTAGCTTTGGCAGATGCAATTTCAGTAGGTACTTCAGACAAATTAGGAGCGTATCGACCTGTTAAAGATTTTGCGGATATTAGTTGGATTCAATTAGAGAGAAAAGCGACTGGTGTAGGTGCGTATTCTGTAGAAGGTGCTCCACCAACAGTTGATTCAGAGTATGGAACTTTCAAACCAAATGGAGGTATAGTAGGAGATGATTCGTTCAAAGCGGCGTATTTAACAGAGTTATTCTAGTCCTATAGTATCCGTCTTTTTACATTAAAGGCGGATATTTAGGAGAGTATATAACTCATTTAACACTCAAAAATATGGCTGAAGGAGTAACAGGCTTTCGATCTATTACAATGACAACAATGATGCAGGACTATAATAGTCCAAAGATAAAAAAGTTTTTTGTCAGTGATGTAGATGGGGACGCTACAGATATATATTATATTCAGGCGGCAGGAGTAGATGGAGAAAAATGTCTTCGTCAGAGGTTATCGTATATTACAGCAAGTGGTATTAAGAGCATACAAAAAGAAACTTGGGAATCTAGCGTATGGAGTAGTGCTTGGGATTTATAAAACAATTAGAGTACCCCGACCTAAAAAAAGTTTTTAGGTTTAGATTTCTGACTACAAGCTAACGCTTGCATACAAAATAATATTTTGATCACAGAAACTATATGAGACAAGTGATACACAAGGGACAACACCTTTTAAGACACAAAGCGGAGGAAGTAGGCTATCTGAATGCTACCTTAGGAGCTAGTATTAAGACTGTTAAAGACGCATTAGATTTGTTTGCGACTCTTAATATTAATTTTAGTTGGAAAGACCCCGTAGCTACTAAAGCGGCTTTACCTTTAACAGGAAATACTTTAAGTGATGCTAGAATGGTTCAAGATGATGGAGATGGTAATACGTCTTTGTATGTTTGTATAGCTACTTCAGGAGATGTTGATGCACAATGGCAGAAAATAGCGGATGTAGATTGGGAAGGAGATATTAGTCAATTACAGAGTGATGTTTCTACATTGCAAGGTGAAATGGCGGCAGTAGAAATAGATGTTTTCGGGCTACAAAATGCAGTTAGTATATTACAGGGAGAGATGACTGATGTTCAGGAGGAAGTGATAGATAAGATGACGCTTACAATTAATGATGATTTATCTGGGTTATTATATCTTAGGGTTGGTGTTGGTAGTAAGATAGAAAATAGAACAACAAAATAATTTAATAACTTAATTTATGAGACAAGTAATACATAAAGGGCAACATCCATTGAGGCATAAATCGCAAGACGTTAATTATACTTATGCAGGACTCCCTTCATTAAAAACTGTTAAAGATGCTTTAGATACCGCTTTAGGAGTATCTTCTACATCTTGGAAAGCTCCAGTAGCCGATAAACCTTCCTTACCTTTGGCAGGTAATTCTATTAATGATGTTAGGGCAGAACAGTCAGGGTCAGCCATTTATCTATGTATTGCTACGGCAGGTGTTGTAGACGTACAATGGCTAGAGATTACTAGTCCAGGAGCGACATTTGATTTAGGAACGCCAGACGGTGCAATTTTAAAGAAGACAGGAGCTAATACAATGGGAGAAGTTACAGCTATACCAGAAAGCTTAATTGTAGCTAATCATGCTCTTTCAAGTTTTACTAATGATGCAGGGATACAAGAAAAAGGAGTAACATTAAATGCTTTTAATTTAAATTGGGCTTTTAATAGAAATTCGGATGACCCTACTTCACAAAATATTACTCCAATTTCAGGAGCTTCTTGGACTAATCCAATTGCAGTGGCTTTGAGAACTATATTAGTAACAGGTGCGGCTTTAACAGCTCAACAAATTTATACTTTTGCGGGAGTTGGAGATGATACTACAGTATTATCAGGAAGTACGACTGTTTATTTTAGAAGTAAAAGATATTGGGGACCAAGTGGTACTGTATTAAATGCTTCAAGTACAGGAGCACAAGTTAGAGCGGCTCTTTCAGGAAGTGAATTTGGTACATCTAAAGCAGTATCAAAGACTTTTGATGCTAGTGCGGGTAATCAGTATTTATACTTTGCTTATCCGAAATCTTGGGGAGCACCTTCAGGTACTCTTTTTGGAGGATTTGAATTCTCAGATTATACTTTATATACAATAACTAACTTTGAGAATGCTAGTGGTCATACTGAAGATTATTATCTTTTGAAAACAAATGGTCAATATAATGGTTCAAGTTTGAATTGGGAAATTTATTAGTAACTAAACAGTATGACGTTAATTCAAGGAATAAATGTAGGTGCTCCTGTAGTGCCTTACGACTCAGCAGATAACCAGGCTTCCCATAGAGCAACTTATGGTGAGGGAGGTTTGCGAACAGTTACAAATAACACAAATAGAAACGCCATTTATGGTAATAGGTCTGAAACTGGAATGATGGTGTATGTATCAGATGACGATAAATACTACAAATTAAAAAGTGGCTATACACCAGGAGGATTAGTAGATGCAGATTGGGAAGAATTAACTTTTGGAGGTACTTCTTATTGGCAAAGAACTGGTACAAATTTAAGCCCTCTTAATTTAGGTGATGATGTAGGTATTGGAACAGCTACTCCAGGTGAAAAATTACAAATTTATGGAGATAAAGCAGGTATGCTAGTTTGTGGTATTGAGAATCCAAGTAGTGATGCTGGGGTTGTAGTTGGTTCTTTATATAAATTAACTAATGACGATTCTTTTTGGGCTGGAATAATGTTACTTAATAGTGGGTCTACTATAGGATCAGGTGCTTTTGCTAATTCTTTTGCTGTTTATAATCAAGGATATGCGGATACTGTTTTTGCTGTAGATGGTAATAAAGATTTTGTATTTTATTCAGACCCTTCAGATAGTCATGATTTTTCTTCTTTAGCAAATGAAATCGCAAGATTAAAGGCTTCTGGAAAGTTTGGTTTGAGCGTAGCAATACCAAAAGCAGGGTTGCACGTAGCAGACGGGGCTACTTCAAATATAACTGAGGGATTATTAGGGGAAATGGCGATATCTAGTGCTACAATGCCTAGAATTTGGTTTGAAGATACAGGAGAGGGGGCAGGAGACAAGGTAATGGCTATTAGTTATTTTAATGAGAGAATAGAAATTTCATCTTTAAATGATGTAGGAGACACTTATGATAAACAAGGTATTTTAGTAATTGATAGAGATAATAAAGTAGGTATTGGGGAAACTTTCCCTGAGTATCAGTTAAATTTAGCATCCGCAACAGCGGACAATGCTATTATTTCACTTGACCAATATAATGATGACAGTAATCGTCCTCCTTATATTTATCTTAGAAAATCGCATGTAGATAATATTGAAGGTTTGGTTTCTACTATAGATGAAGAGATGTTAGGAGGTATTTATGCTATGGGTGTAAATTCTTCAAATGCAAGAGATTTACAAGGCTCTGCTGGTATTTTATTCAGGCAAGTAGGAGCGGCTGGTACTTATGTAGGAGGAGAAGTTATATTTAAAACTAAAGAGAGTACTGACATGGTACTAAGGAATAGAGTAGTAATTTCTGACACAGGTTTAGTGGGTATTAATACATTAACCCCAGATTATGCTTTATCAGTAGTAGGAGATGATGCTACTACTAGTTCTATAGAATTACAAAGATATAGTAATAATGTTGGTGGTTCTGCTTTTAGGTTTAGAAAATTTAGAGGTACTATTGGAAGCCCAGCACAAGTACAAGATGATGATTTAGCAGGAACTTTAAATTTTGCAGGTTATATAGATGGGGATATGAGAGATTTGGCATATTTTCATGCTCTAGTAGACGGTACGCCTTCTGCGACAAGTTACCCTTCAAGATTTGAATGGTGGACGACTACAGAAAATTCTGTTAGTCCCGATAAGAAAATGGTTTTGACTAATGCTGGTCAACTAGGGTTAGGTACAGCTACACCAGTAGCAGATAGTGAAGTAAATGGTTCTATTGGTTATAAAGTTACAACTGTCTCTGCAACTACTTATATTATTTTAGTTACAGATAATACTATTGAGGTTGATAGAACTGCGACTGATTCTGTTATTTTATACTTACCTAGTGCGGCTCTGTGTTATAATGCGACTGACGGCATAGGAATAAGATTTTTAATTAAAGATACAGGGTGTAATGCGGCATTAAAGAACATTACTATACAAAGAAATGGTAGTGATACTATAATTAATACTGCTCTAGCGCAAACATCACATCTTGTAAGTACTGATGGAGCGAGTGTTTGGGCACAAGCTATCAGTGCTACTGAATGGATAATATGTTAATAATTTTAATTTATATATATGGGAATGAATGAAAGATTAAATACTAAAGAGGATATGGTTATTACTGAGGGATTATTTTTAAGAGAAAATATCCCTAGTGATTTAGATATGCTTTATGAAAAAGGGATTGTTAGAAATGGGTTAGATTATTATTTTACATTTTCAAGTGGAAGTGTAACTCTAACTCCTGCTTCAACAGGTTTTGAAAAATTAGCTATTGTGCAAAAAACTAAAAATTCTAGTGCGCCTCCAGCTATTAAAGATGGGCCAGAAGTAGCGACTTCTACAACAAACATTGCGACAACATCTTCTTCACCTACAGTAAGACCTTTATTTGTTAATGGAGCACCAGATATTTATAGGTATCATGGTTGGAGATATGCTAATACTAGCGGGACAAATCTTAAAATAAATTACCTAGAAACTAATTCAGAATCTAATTCAGGTACTATCGATATTAGTTTATATGCGGTACCCGATGATGGATTTAATAATCCTGATTGGGCTAATAAGGTACTTATAGAAACAAAAGTAGGAGTAGGGGCAGGAACATTAACACAAACTTGGGCTGATTTCAGTATTGATCTTGATAATGGAAGTAATGTATGGATTGTTTTTATAGGTTCAAATGCTTCCGATACTGATTCAGATTGGAATTTATATTGTGCTCAATCAGCGACTACGACTTTAGCGGCTGGAATAGCTACTATAAGTAAAATATCAGATGATAGCGGAGCTAATTGGAGTGCGGGTTTACCTAATAATGGTTCTTGGAAAACAGCTAAGTCAGGAGGGGTATCTTTAGTTTACCCAGATGCAGATACAGATAATGTTAATTTGTCTTATATAGGAGATTTGACAACGCCTATTGATGAGAATACTGATGATGTTGTGGTAGATGCGCCTACGGGGACTGAAGTACAATTTTTACCGATACACAAATATAGACTTTAAATTTATCAATAATTAAATAGTATGACTTTAATAAGTGGAATAAATGTAGGAGCACCAGTAGTACCATACGATTCTGCGGATAACCAAGCCTCCCATAAAGCAGTTTATGGAGAAGGGGGTTTAAGAACCGTTGTGGATAATACGGCTAGAAACGCTATTTATGCAAATAGGGCTGAAGTAGGGATGATGGTTTATGTTTCAGATGATGATAAATATTTTAAATTAAAAAGCGGTTACACGCCTGGAAGTATTGTTGATGCCGATTGGCAAGAATTAGCTTTGGGTGTTGAAACTTATTGGCAAAGAACATCAACTTTTTTACACCCATTAAATGCTGGAGATAGTGTTGCCATACCAAGTGGTAAGCTTTATGTTGGAGAAGCTGTAGATGCAGCAGCAGATTTTTCTGGAGCGACTGCTGTATTTAATCATACAGATACAGGATACATTAATCCTATAAATGTGGGTGCAGTTGGAGCAGCTACCTCTGGCGCTGTGGAAGGGGCTGGGCTATTAGGATTTGGAGCTGCTAGTGGTATTGTTGCGGCAATGGGTGTTTATGGGCAAGCTGGGGTGAGTGATGGTGCTACCGATACAGGAGAGGCGCATGGGGTTCATGGGGTAGCTATTAGTGGTAGGACTAATGGAAATAATATTGGTGTATATGGATTTGCTACAGGTTCTTCTGTAGCAGATGATAATTATTCTTTTTATGGTTCTGGAGGAAGATTATTTAATAATGGTAAAGTATTAATTTCGCATGAAACAAGTGTTTCAGGTTTTGTGGGAGTAACTTTTGACTTTACGCATTCAGGACTACACAACCAACCAACCGCCTTTACAGTAAATCTAACCAATCAGACTAATGCTAATGCTAGTATGCTTGGTCAGAAGATTAATATTGACCCTCAAGTATCTAATGCTGGTTTAAAGGCTGATACTACTGGTTTATTTATAGAAAATATATCGGCGGCAAATACAGGTGAAAGTGCTCTTAAACTTGGAGGCCCTTGGAAATATGGTATATATTACTATACTGATGAATCTGGAGTGACAGATGTTCTTGCTCCTCAGTCAATTTATGTATATCAAAAAACATATACTGGTGGAGCTAGTGCTAAAGGTTTAAATATTAATGTAGTAGATGGAAGTGCGGCAGGAGCAGATTCTTTAACTGGGTTAAATCTTATACTTACAGCGAAAGAAGTAGGCACTACTATTAGAGGTATAGATTTAAACCAAAATGGAGTGACTCCTGACACAGCGGCTACTGGTATGAGATTGTTAGGAGATTGGATTTATGGAATACAATTTTCAGGTGATTTTAGTACAAATGTTATTACAATGACTACATCCACACCAACCTACGCTATTAATATGGGAGCGGGTACTGGTGGTGGTATTCATATATTAAATGCAGTTAATACAAATGCGGTAAACGCTTGGGGTATTCGTGTTAAGAGTTCTGGTCAAACCAATCTTAGTTCACCTTCCAGCAAGTCAGGTAGTATTTGGGGAGAAAATGACCACGAAGATGGTGTTGGTGGGTACTTCAGTAATACTGGTATAGCGGGAACAGGAGTCGCATTAATGGCTGTTTCTACTAACAATATATTATTCCAAGCAAGAAATAATAGTAATATAGAAGCAGAAATCGGTAATCTAGGGCAATTAGGTCTTGGTGGTGCTTCTGTTCTTAATATGGGTATTAAAATGCAAGGAGATGTTACAGTAATTGCCAATTATGCGGCAGGTATTCAGATGTATTCTAATTTTGAAGATTTAGCGGATAATGATATTTTCTATGGATTAGACATAGCGGCTAATTTCTCTAATAATTCACATTCAGGAATTGCTTTATATGGAGCTAGAATAATAGCAGGATTGACTCAGCAAGCTTCTTTATTGATTTCAGATGTAGTAACAGATAGTACAGATAAGTATCCAGTTATCAGTTGTTTACAAAGAGATTCAACCGACACTAAAGTAGGTTTAATATCAGGAGATTTAGATGCTACAACTAATAAAATGTATATTGGTGCGGGTTGGGGAGATGATGTTTACGATTCTGTAACAGATATTTATTTTATGGCGGCGGCGGATATAGGGACAAAAGATGGTTCTGCTGTAAATGTTGGTTATATGGACAATACAGCGATAGTAGCAAAAAAAGCATTATGTCTAGACCCATTGGCTACAACAATTACTATGTTTGTAGGAACTACTTTATCTTCTGACAATTCTTATGCTAGAGTGGTAGGTAGTGGGGGTGCTATTACTTTGACAAGTACTCCTAATATTTCGGCTGGTAAATACGATGGGCATATACTTGTAGTGCAAGGGACAGACGACTCTAATACAGTTACTTTCAGAGATGATAATAATTTAGTAGGGTCTACTCTAAGATTAGATGGAGGTGCGGATGCTACGTTAGGAGATGGAGATACACTTATTTTAATTTGGCATTCTTTTTCAGGAGGAAGTTGGTATGAACTATCAAGATCAAATAATTAATTTATAAACTATGGAAATATTTATCAAAGATTGGCTTATACCTTTAGCTACTTTAGGAGGAATCCTTACAGCTATTATTCTGTTTGTTACTAAGAAAGATTCCAATCAAGATATAGATATTTCTACGTTAAACGTAACTGTAAAGAATATGTCAGGGAATGTGGAAAAAATAATGACTAATCATTTACCACATATTCAAGCAAAATTAGAAGATGTATGTGAGAAAGTAATTAGGACTGAAGTTAAATTAGATGAACACGTAAAAAATCATTCTAAAAAAAGATAAAAAACTTGTAAAAGTTAAATAATAGAGTATGCTGAAGGTATTATTTATTAACTAGAATTAATATGTATCTAGTAAAAAACATTACTGATCCCTTAAAAGCTTTTAATGGAGAAAGTATCAAAGACATGAAAGGCAACGAATTACACATTAAAGAAGTTCTTACTAACCAATTAGGTTCTTATTCAGGAAAAGGGGTTACAGGGGATAAGCTTATAAAAGCGTATGATTTGGGATTAAAAATTTATGGTTCTAAAACAGAAGTAGAGTTAGATGATGAGCAAATTAAATTTATTAAATCTGTATTAGAAGCTAATCCTATGTATACTTCTATTGTAGTAGGACAAGTTTTAACTATCTTAGAAAATTCAAAAAAATCTGAAAAAAAATCTGAAAAAAAAGATGATAAAGAAGAAGTACCTGCTAATAAATAGTTTTCTAAAAATTTAGGTTTATGGCAACAATATTAACTTTAGCTGAATATAAAATAGCAAAAGATATTACAGTAGCGACTTATGACGCTCAATTGACTCTTATTATTGATATGATAAATGAGTTTATTATTTCATATTGTAATAGAGAATTTGGAGTAGATACATATACGGAACAGAAAGAAGGAGTAATGAATAACTTAAGCCAATATGTATTTCAAGTAGATCAGCCCCCAATAACGAGTGTTACTAGTGTTGAGATTACTTTTAAAGGAGTTCCTAGCACACCTCTTTCAGTAGATATAACAAGATTAGATTTATTTTCTAAAGCAGGTTACGCATATTATTCATATGTTTTAAATCCAAGCGTGTCAGTTATTAGACCTGAATATAGATATGATTTTTATTATACTATTGTTTATATAGGAGGGACTGCTGTACCTGGGCCAGTAAAATTGGCGGCTATTATGATGGTTTCAGATACTTTTGAATATTTCACTAGAACGGATAGCATTAAGACAGGGACTAAGACTGACGATTTGAAATCAATTAAGATAGGGGATTATCAAGAAACTTATAAAGAAGGGCATAATACATTATTTGCTAGTATGCACAATACCGAAACAGGAGTAGTAGTTTCACAAACAGTAAGAGATTTATTAGCTCCTTATTTGAATGAGGGGCAAAGTTGGTAAAATAACCTAATAATATTATGTCTTTAACTGAAATTATAGCAAAATATCTTAATACTAAAGTAACTGTAAGAAGGCGTTCTTTAGTGTCAGATGATATTGGAGGATTAACTGAGACTTGGAATAATATTACAACTGATTTAGCAGCTACAATTCAAGCAATGACTACAAGAGAAATAAATGATTTATCTCAGGGTAAAGAATTTTTTGCTACTTTTAAAATGTATTGCCCAAATAATGTAATAGTAATAAAGAATGGAGATAGAATTTACGATGAAGAGACTACAAAAGAATTTGAGGTTGTGGGAGTTGAAGATAGAAAAGCGTCAAGATCAGATGTCACTACAGGACATCACTATAAATTATATTTAAATATTCCTAAAGAAGATAAAACTTAATTATGCCAAGACAAGCTTTAAGTATCAGAATTGTTGGATTAGAACCAATAATCAAAGGATTATCTGTTTTAGGAAAAATTAAAATACCAGCAGCAATAGCTAAAGGTTTAGATCTTAGTAGTAGGTATGTACTTACGAATTTAATACAAAATACACCTGTAGATACAGGGAATTTAGCTCTTAGTGAAACAATCTTTCCAGAGAGCGATCAAAAAGTTTTAGTAGGGCCTGATTTAAGTGTTGCCCATTATGCCCCTTTTGTTGAAAGAGGCCACCACACAACTGGTGGAAGTTTTGTTCCTGGTCAATTTTTTATTGAAAAAACAGCGATTGAAACTAGATCAGGAGTTATTGAGATATTTAATCAATTAATTAAAAACGTAGTATGAGTAGAGATACAGATGAATTAAATAAGATAGTTTATGACGCATTAAAAAATAATGCGGCCTTACTAATTGCTTTAGGAGGTGATGCGACAAAAATAAAACATGCAGGACCAATGAATCTTTCAGAGTATCCTTGTGTTACTTATAAAATTTTAGGAGAAGAAGACAATGCTTACAATTCCGATCAGAAATCTGATATTACTAATACTTATATAATAGTACAATCTTTTTCGACAGACGCTTCACCTAAAGAAGTTTATAACATAAATGATGCTGTTTTTGGTGCCTTAGATGGAAAAAGCTTGTCTAATGCAAGTCTATTAGTATATACTGCATATAGGCAGTTATCTACTCCAGTTTACGAGCCTAGTGTAAAAGTGTGGAGGGTGGACGCTACTTTTAGATTAGTAAATGCCGCTTTATGAATTACTCAAATAACAAAGATAATAGAGATAGAAAATTTCCGTTTTCTAAGTTTATTTTAGGGAGATTTCATAAGTGGACTGGCATAAAAGATGACAATGTAGAAGAAGCTTTAATAGAATTAACAGGGGATACTTATCACGAAATGCGGCGTTTAGTATCACAAGTTTTAGATAAAATAGAGAAGATGGTTGAAGACGATGTATACCCAGGATATTTAAATGGGAAACCTTTGACTACAGATCAAAGAAAGTGTATAAGAGAGATAGGTAATGAAGATTTAAAAGCGTATCTCAGGGTTACTATCACTGACGCATGGAATGATATATTGGATAAACAGAAATATGGAATTGATAAATTGGGTTTAGCTTTAAAACCATATTTAAAACCTAACGAAGAAGATAATGATGTTGGAACTGAACAGTCTGGCAGTAAATCCTAGAAAGATATTTATATACGGAGAGTATATATTCAGGTACGGAGAAGACCTGAAACCAGTACCCTTAGAGGTACCAAGTTATGTAGCAGACATTTTACTTCAAATGACAGGGAGGGTCAGTAGTTGTTGCGGACCGAAAGTACCCCCACCACTCTTTAGAGTAGTGAAGTAATGAGGCGGAAGCGTATGAAATAATTTTTAACACACTAATTTATGGCTATTGACATTACAAATATCAATACCAAAGGAGCAGTTGTGACAATCGGTGGTGTAATACCTCTAGCAACTAATCCAGACGGGGACGGATACTATTGGGGTACAGTTTCAGGAACAGATGTAGGATGTACCGCAGGCGGAGTGACAGTTAGTTATAGTTTTGAAAAGAATGACATTTTCTGTGACCAAACACTTGCTGCCGTTACTAGTTCGATCATTTCGGAAACAGTTGAAGTGGCTTTTAATATGCTGGAAACAGATGCGGCTAATTTAGCGTTAGCTATTCAACAATGTGTTACGGCTACAACTCCTGGTACAGAATCTAAAATAGGAGTAGGTGGAATTACTACTATTACGTATGTTCCATTGAAACTTGAAATACCTGATAATGACACAGGAAATTTGACTACTTGGACTTTCTTCAAAGTACTATCTAGTGGAATGGAAATTAACTTTGAAAGAGACAATCCTTCTCAAATTACTGTAACCTTTACTGCTTATGCTGATACGACTCACGCAGTAGGGCATCAGTTATTCTCAATCCACGAGGACTTAACACCTTAATCTAGGTCTATAAATAACCTGTAATATTTAATGTTATGAGTGATACAAAAAAAGAAACGGAACAATTAGAAACTAAAACTGGGATAACTGAGGTTGTAAAACCAGTAGTAGCTCAGGAAGAAGATTCTAATGTTCCGTTTCTAACAGAGAAAGAAGTTAAATTTCCCTCTTCAGGAGAGACTAGGCTTATTAAAAAGCTGAAAGCAGGAAAGCATTATGAGGCTCAACAAATTTATGCAAATTGGATTAATTCATTGCAGAAGATTTTGTTAAAAGCTCGTGTTGATCTTGATACAGGCTTTGATAAAGAAGGTAAAGCTGATATGAAGAAGCTAACTGATTTAATTGAAAAGAATAAAGAATTAAATGCAGATGCTTTATTGGAAAAAGCTCAAGAAGCGGCAAAAATGCGTATAGCTTTATTATCAGTGTGCTTAGGAGAAACTGAGAAGGAAATTGAAGAAAATTATTATGCAGAAGATTTAGAAGTTTTATTAGATGCTTCTATAGAGCTAAATAATTTTCTTGGAACGCTAAAAAAATCCGTAGCCCCTATTACTGGCGGAGGGGCTTAGATCAAGAAGTAGGAATAATTACTAGTATTCCTAACCCTATTACTGATTTATTTAAGATAATAGTGGATACTCTAGCCAGTAGATATGGTTGGTCATTTTCAGAAATATCTGAAAACATGTATTGGGAAGATGTATATGAGATGTATGAGTTATCAGCGAATACCCAAGTATTAGAGCGAAACGAGAAAATGAAATTTGACTATATGATACATGCCACATCTAAAAAAGCGTTAGACGGTTGGAAGGACTTATCAATACCTTTTCCAAATAGGAGTTGGGTTCCGCCAAAAGAAAATAAGATTGATGATTTACCTCAGTCGTTTAGAAGATTTAAAAATGCTAGTAAAGCATCCCCAGAGCAAGTGAAACGGGCCAAATATGTTAAGAAGCGAGTAGAAGAAAATTATAAAAGAATGATGGCTATACAGCATGGCACCTTAACAGAATAACTAAACTCAAATGGCAGTTTCCGCAGAGACATCAATTATTATAGAAGCGATTAATAGAGCTTCAACAGAAATAAGACAAGTTCAAACGGACTTAATTGGTTTAGGGAAAACTGTAGGAGCTACTAATACAGGGATGGCGGCTTTCAGTTCTAAGTTAAAAAACATAGGAGGACAATTAAGAGGAATAGGTTTAGGTTTAACAGCTTCTTTGACGTTACCTTTGGTTTTATTAGGGAGAGCAGCATTAAAAACTTCTGAGGAATTTGAACAAAGTATTACGAATGCTTTCTCAGTAATGCAAGGGGCTTCTGAAAGTGCTAGAGAGGAGCTAACGCTATTCGCAAGACAATTAGGTAAAGATACTGCTTTTACAGCTAGTGAGGCGGCAGACGGTATATATAAACTAGCTTCAGCAGGTTTAGACACAAAACAAATAATAAAGACTCTTAATCCAGTATTAGCTTTAGCGGCAGCTACTCAATCAGAATTAGCAGATGTAGCAGAACAAGCTACTGTTGCTATGAAAGTATTTGGTTTAGAAGCTACTGAGGCTGAAAGGATTATGGATACTTTTGCGGCTGGTATTGCTAACACAAATTTAAATTTTAGTCGTATCCAAGAGGCTATGAAATTTGCTGCTCCTTCAATGGCGGCATTTGGGAAGACAGTAGAAGAAACAACTGCGGCATTAGGGCTATTTGCCAATGCAGGTATATTTGGAACTAGGGCGGGTACTGGGTTAAGAAGAATTTTATCAAGACTAGCCGATCCAACAGCAGAAATGGTTAAAGTATTTGGTGAATTAGGAATAGCAATGGATGAGGTTAATCCAGCTACTAAGGATTTAGGAGAAATATTTGATGTACTTCAAGAAAGCGGTATCAATGCTACACAAACATTTCGAGCGTTTGGACAAATTGCGGCTACTCCTGTGGTAGCTGTGTTAAAATCTGCGGCAGGACAAGGGCAAGCTGTAAGTGAAGTATTAGACGAGCTTGAAGGAAAAATGGGTAAGACAGGATTAGCGGCTAAAATAGCGGCAGAACAGATGGATACAGTTTCAGGAGAAATGAGAAAATTAAAATCATCCTTAGATGAGGTATTTCTTTCTTTTAAAGAAGATGTATTTGGAGACTCAATTAAAGAATTTATAAAAGATGTTAGAATATTTGTTAATGGCTTAGGGGAAATACCCGCAGCCACTAAAAGAACTATTGTAGAACTTGGTGGATTATTAGCAATAATAGGGCCATTAACTTTATTAATAGGGGGATTAACGGCGGCTATAGGTACTTTACTAACAACCGCAGGAGCTTTAGTAGGAGCGGTAGTCGCTATTTCAGCGGCTTTAATATTTTTCAGGGATAGTGCAATAGCACCACTTATAGCAGTATTAGCTACTTTTGGAGCTAGTTTATTAATAATAAATAAATTAGTAGGGTTTTATAAAGTGATACAAAAATCTGTAGTAGCTATGGCAGTTTATCAAAAAGCTATACAGGCGGGAACGGTAGCAAATTTAGCTTTTGGTAAAAGTTTATTAGCTTTAGCAGTAAATCCTATTGTTTTAGCGGCGGCAGTTATTACTAGTTTAGTAGCTCTGTTTATTAGAGCTAAAAATAAAGCTACTGAATTAGCAGTAGCCAACGAAAACTTAACAGAGTCTTTTAAACTTTTAAGTTCTGCTGGAGTTAAAGCACAGCAAGTCGTTACTCCTTTACAGGATGCTATAGATAAGACTAGAGAAGCTAGTGATGAGGTTAGAAGACTAGAAACACAACTTCAAAAGACTGATTTAGCTTTGGATATTAAAACTCAGTCTTTTGATGATTTAAGAAAACAAATTTTAGATTTTTTAATAGCTACAGGTAGTACTAATGTAGAGATTCAAACTATAACGGGAAATATGAGGTTATTTGGAAAAGCTGTAAATAAGTCTACAGACGATATTAATAAATTTGGTAGTAATGTTGAGTTAACTACCGAAGATTTAGCTGCTTTAGAAAAAGTATCTAAAGCTACAGCAATAACTATATCTCAGAATCTTAGTAAGGCTTTTGATTTTAATGTAAGTACTTTATTAAAATCAGGGGATACTTTAAAAGAAGCTCTGAATAAAACATTAGACGGGGCTAGAAAAGAGCTAGGCAAATTTCCTCAAGATGTTGAGTTAATGTTTGATGCTTTAAATACTCAATTTTTGGCTAGAATAGCTAACCAAGAAGGCATTGGGGCAGCCTATTCTTTTGCTTTTGGTAGAGGTATGACTTCTCAAGATGCTAAACAAAGTTTAGAGTCTGCTGGAGCTACTATATCAGATACTACTATAGGAGCTATTTTAGCTAAAAGTAAGGACATTGAAGAGGCGGGAGAAATTGATGGTCTTTTATTTGCTTTAGCATTTGAAGATGCAGGAGAAAGAGCTGCTATTAGAAGTGCTCCTAACGTATTAGCGGCTACCATAGATGCTTTAGATGCTAAAAGACAAGGTTTAGTGCAAGAAGGTATTATAATAGGTACAGCCACAGGAAATGCAGTTGTAATAGGGCTAGAGAGTACTTTACCTTCTTTACAAGGGGTTACTAGAAGAATAGCTGAAGCTTTAAGTTTATTATCTACTAGTGCTGTAAAAGCTGGTCCAGTAGTTAATACTTTGGTAAAATCTTTAGGTAAAATGGCTGGAATAGAAGTAGTTAATTTTGAGCAAGCTAGTGATACTATGATTGATTTAGCTAAAGGAGCTAATGCGGCAACTGAAGAGCTGGATAACTTGCCACCTGCTATATCAGCAGGAGGATCAGCAGTTAAAGAGGCTACTAAAGAAATGAAAGAAATGTCCAGTTCTTTAAAAAGATTAGGAATATTTGCTGTTAGAGAAGGAGGAAAAATAGTTGATACTTTTGATAGCGTTGAAGAAGGAGTAGAAAAAGTAAAAGATAGATTAGCGGAATTAGATAATAGGCAAGCAGAGTTTGCTAGTAATGCTGATGAATTAGGAATTTCAATTAGAAATGCTATTGCTACAGGATTTGGAGGATTAGAGAACGTAGTAGATGATTATGCCGATGTAGAAGAAGTACTTGTAAATATAACTAAAGAAGTAGAAACCTTACAAAAAGCTCACCAAAAATTTATCGATGACGCTGTATCAGGATTAGATAAATATGGAGGCATTATTCAAGATATAAATAAGGAGTATGATGAATTACTTAATAAAACTTCTGAATCAGCGGCAATTGATATAGTTGAACAATATAATAAAGCATTAGATGACCAAGTTGAGGTAACAGGGCAATTAGCAGAAGCTCAAAAAGAATTGGATAGTGCTAGATCGGAAGGAGATCAAGATTCTATATCACGTTCTCAGGAAAGAGTAGATACTTTAAAAAAAGAAAAAGCAACTTTAGATAAGTTTGTAACTGAATTTAAAAATTTGACTAAGGAAGGGCAAGATTTTAGTGAATCCCTTACTACAGTTCAAGAGAAGATTTCAGAAGCAACTATAAAACAACAAGAATTACTTGAAGCAGGAAAAGAAACTGCGAAGATAGATCAGACTATTGCCGATTTAAGAACTCAAGAATTAATATTATTAGGAAAACAAAAATTAGCTGTAGATGAAAGAGCTATTATAGAAGCACAATTAGCGGAAGATAAATTACAAAGAGATTTATCAGAGATTGATTTTATTGCTTATAAATTAGGTAAAGAGCTAGAAGCTATTAATGCTAAAAGAGCTGAAGAAATAAAAGCACAAGAAGATATTGCAAAAGTTCAAGCGGCTATTTCAGGATTATCTATAGATGAGTTATCGGCTAAAGGATTTAGTGATGATTTTATTGCTGAAGTGAATAAAATTAAAGATGCCTTACAATCTGAAGATTTAGGAGCTGCCTTAGCAGATTTAGGGTTAGATGTAACCGCAGAAGAATTAATTACAAAATATCAAGAAGAAGAGCAGTTAAGAAAAGATTCTTTAGACAGACAATTAGAATTACTTGAAAGAACAAAAGAGCAGGAAGTAGAGATAGCTATAGAGACTAGATTAGAGTTACAGCAACAGCAAGCCTTATTAGAAGAAGATTTAACATTGAGCTACGATAGATTAATAGTCAAATTAAAAGAAGTAGAGGCGGCTGCTATAAAAGCATTAGCGGCAAAAAGAGCGGCTGCTAGTAGCGATAGTTCGGGTAAAAAAGAAGGAGGATTTGGTTTTGCTTCTGGTGGTTTTACTGGGGCGGGTAGTTTAGATAGCGTTGCAGGGCTAGTACACAAAGGAGAATGGGTTGCGCCTAATTGGATGGTAAAGAATTTTAGACCTATGATTGACTTACTTGAAGGAGTAAGGCAAAATAAGGCTAGAGGATTTGAAGAAGGAGGTATGGTTGGAGGAGGAACTACATTTAATACACCTGTTAATATGAAAAACATAATTAGCTCTCCTATGGACTTTAATAGTATAGCTAGAAATATTAAATGGCATTTGCGAACCCACTGATAATCTATATAATTATATAGATGAATAAAACAGGAAGAAAAATTGGGCATGAAGTTACTAAAGCTACAAGACTTAAAATGAGTTTAGCAGGGAAAGGTCGCAAAGCTTGGAATAAAGGAATACCTATGTCAGAGGAAGCTAAACTTAAATTGAGCAAAACTAATACAGGAAAAACATGGAGTGAGGAGCATATCAAAAAGAGGTCTATAAGCATAAAAAAAGCACACTCTACTAAAGGGATGAGGAAGAAAAAAAGTTTATTGCAAAAAGGATCAAAAGGGTCTAATTGGCAAGGAGGTATAACATCTATGAATATTTGCGGGAGGAATACATCTAAATATAGGGATTGGAGAGAAGAGGTGTTCAAGCGAGATAACTATGAATGCCAAGAACCAGAATGTAAGAGCAAGAGAGGGAGTTACATAGAAGCTCATCATATAAAATCTTACTCGAAACACATAGAATTAAGGTATGATATAGGAAATGGTATTACATTATGCAAAAAGTGTCATAGCAAAACAATTAAAAAAGAAACACATTATGAGAAAAAATATTTTAAACTACTAGCATTATGAGGGGCTATTCGTACACTTTCACAAATAACTTTACAGGACAAACCTTTAGCATAGGTTTAGACGAGGTAGGTAATGAAGTATGTCAGTCTTATAATGGATTGCTTTTACAAGAGTATCCTGTATTTGAAGCAGAGATTAGAAATGAAGAGCAAGACAGAGCTGGTCAGCATGGTATTTGGGACTTTTTTAGTTTTTATGGAAAAAGAAATGTTACTCTATCAGGAGTTATTTTAGCGAGTAGTTGGTCAAACTTAGTTCATTTACAAAACTTAGTTAAAGAGACACTATCATTACCAGCACAGCCTATACAGGGGACTAATGATGGTTATGTAAATTTAAAATGGACAGATGCTCAAGGAATAGAATGGAATATGAATGTGAAACTTACTCAAGACCTTCAGTTTAGTCGTCCAAGTGGAAACCGATTAAGAAGTACATTTTTTATATCTCTAAAATCAGATAGCCCTTATATATTATCTACTACTGAATATTCAGAAGCTTACTATAGAGGATGGAGACAAGGGTCTATGCCTTTACCAGCTTATTTACCAGCATATGTAAATACAGTTTATAATGAAGTAGTTAATATTTACCAAGCGGGTACTGGAGATTCTCCTGGAACATATAGAGTATATGGCCCAGCTACTAATCCAGTTTTAACAAAATTGACTGAAAATTTTGCAAGTGAAACGGTTATATCAGATTTTACTGATACTTGGACTGGAGGTACTGTAGACACAGAGCATTCTTTAATTGGAGGACAAGCTCTAAAATTAACATCTATTGCTGGAGCGCAAGCTACTGCTACTATTACAAAATCTTTAGACTTAACAGGTGGTGAATTTATTTCTGGATATTTTTATGTAGATGACCCAGAAAATTTTGCTTACGGAGAATATACTGTTGGAGAAAATTATATAAAATTTATAGAAACAGATGGGGTAGATGAATTTGTTGCTGAATTATATTTAGGAAATAGAACTCCCAGGGTTGGGTGGAATTATTTTTACATGCGAAAGTCTGTATTTAATATTATAGGGACTCCTAGTTGGGGTGATATTTCAAAGATAGAATTGAGCATCAAAGCAAAAGGAACAACTGATTTGAATGTTACCTTTGATGATTTTAGGAATAGAGATATTACATATAATGAGGTAAAATTAGAACTTACTACTACTTTGCTTGCAGGGGAGTATGTTGATTTTAATATTGCTACTGGAGCTATTACTAAAGAGGATGGTTCAGATTTATCCACATATTTGACTTCTGACAGCCAATGGTATTACGTGAGTCCAAAACAAAACTTATTCATATATGAATCAGATGGAGTAAGTCCTTTATCTACGGGAGTATTACCTAGGGTATATGCTGACCCTGTATCAGAAACCGACTTAACGGGTTACTGGCATTTTGATGATGCGGATACTGTAACTGCTATTGATTATGTAGGAAGTAACAATGGAGCTATTACGGGAGCTAATCCAGCTCAAGGAGCAGATCAATCTGGTTTGCTATTTAATGGTGCTAGTGGTGATGTTAAAGTAACTGATACGGCTATATTTCAAAATATATTTGATGGAGGCGGAAGTGTAAGTGGGTGGTTTAAACCTTTATCAGATGGCGAGAATAATGAGGGGCATATTATAACAAAAGGAGAATGGTCAATTTATATTGAAGATGAAGCTGCTGGGTTCGTGAGATTGAAATTTAAAAAGACCTTTTCAGGAACAGACGGAGAGTGGAGAACTACTCGAACAATTCCTGTAGGGGAAGTAATTACATTTATTTTGACTTATAACGATAGTGCTGTAGGTAATAACCCAATACTCTACTTAGGAGAGGAAGGAGCTGTTGAAGCTCTTGCAGAGGTTTCTACTCCTGTTGGGGTTAGAGTGTCTGATATTGGAAGTGACTTGTATTTTGGGAATAATTCTGCCAATACTCGTACTTTTGATGGAATGATAGATGAATTGAGAACTTATTCATCTATTGTAACTGCGGCTTATGCAGTTGATTTAGCTGGGCAGGTTTCTCTTAATAAATATATAGATCAAGTTTCTATTACTTGGAATGACGCAATTTTATAATGTATACAATTACTATATACAATAAGGATTTCTCTACTGCACACACTACTCTTTTTCATGGGCCTGATTTTTCTAATTTGCAGTATGATCTTCAATTAATGAAGCCAGGAGGGTTACAATTTAGAGTGCAGTTAAGAAACGCTAAAGCTACTCCAGATAATTTTCAGCTTTTTAATAAAGTAATTCTTAGTGAGGATGGGACTGATTTGATGATAACTTATATAGAGAATTTATCTATGGATACTAATACTATGGATATTACTTGTACTGGTATTCTAGGACTCTTTAAAAAGCGACTATATTCTGCTAATTTAGCAGGAGATTCTGCAACAGCTTTTGAGGCTATTTTAACAGCTACAAACGCAATAGATGATACTGGAATAACATTTGGAACGTCTGATGTTGTGGATACTATTACAGATGTTAAATTTAATAGAAGTACTATTCTCGCTGCTTGGTCAAAACTTGCTAATTTAGCGGGTTCAGAATTTATTATAAATGGGGATAAAACTTTAGATTTTTTACAAGAGATAGGTACAGACCAAAGTGCTTCTGTTGTTTTGAGATATAGAGTGACTCAGATTAATATGGCTACGCTTAATGAATTTTCAGTAGATGTTGAAGGGAAGGATATGACTAACAAAGTAGTAGGATTAGGTTCAGGAGGTATAACAGACGTACAACAAAGTGCGGCTAGTATAACTAAATATGGAGTATTAGAATCTTCAAAAAGTTTAATTCAAACAGATGATGCTACTGATTTAGCTACTGAAACTGCTAATTTTGTGGCTAATCATAAAGAAGAATTTTATGCTCCAAGTATTGTAGTAAACACTAGTAAAATTGATGCGAGTATTTTAGGAATAGGAGATACAGTTACAGTCGATTTAAATAATGGATTTATAGAAGTTAATGGAGCTTATAGAATTATTAAAAAAATGGTATCTGTCTCTAACAATTTAACAGAAGAAGTAAACTTAGAACTCATGGCCGTAGGGATAAATGTATTGCCTAATACACCCTTTGAAGATATAGTTAGTATCGAAGATAGAGTTAGTTTATTAGAATCTGAATTATAATATAGTATAGTTAATTTAACAGAAATCAATTATGTCAATTACATCATATTTATTAAATGGAAATGAGGCTAACAACAGTGCTAAAGAGGTTGGAGGCGGTTTTCAATTAATGGCTTCAGAAGGTGTTTTAAACACTTCGGGAACTAATCAAGATTTTGAAGTAACGGAAAGTGCAGTACCAGCAATGACTGTAGCAGTCGCAGATGGAGCGGTTCACGTACAGTATACGAAAGACGCAGAAACTTGGAAAGTTATTAATATCAGTGATGCAGTAGCTACTTTAAATATAACTGCTAATACTTCGGGTTCTAATAGGATAGACGCTGTTATTATTCACATGCTTCAAGATGCTCCTGATAATTTAAAGGATAACGTGGGAGAATTAGTAGTTATTCCTGGTTCAGGTATAACCGCTTTATTAGATGCGGATATTGATAATGCTATTGGAGATGCGAATTGGTATAGACTAGCTGATGTAACAGTTGCAAATGGAGCGGTTACTATATTAGATGCTAGTATAACTGATACGAGAGCTGGAATTGCTTTAGAAGGAATGGTAGACACGACAAACGATCAAACGGTTGGAGGAGTAAAAACATTTTCTTCTTTCCCTGTTACTCCTAGTACAGCCCCTACAACTAATTATCAGGCGGCAAATAAAAAATATGTTGATGATAATGTAGGTTCTGCTCCTGTGCAGGTTACATATACTGCTGAGGAAGCAATGGATATAGGTAAACCTGTTTCAGCTTCAAGTATTGCTGGACAGGCTTTAAATATGGTTAAAAATTCTTTAAATAATCCAGGAACAGTCGGAACTGTATCTGCAAATAATTGCGGTTTTACAGATGCTTGTAATATAGACGATAATGTTGCGGCAGTTATTTATACTAATAATACAGACAATAAAGTATATCTAGCAGGTGTTTCAGTAGACCCATATAAAGAGCCTACTATGGGAACCCCTGTAGAGGTACAAAGTGTTACAGCTAATCTCCTTAGAATATGTAAGGTTGGTACTAATAAAGTTGCGGTAATTTATCTTAGAAATGCTAACGCCACTTTATACTCAAGAATTGCTACCTTTGTAGGAACAGTTCCTACTCTTGGTGCGGAGTTAATCGTAAGTGCAATAGGAGGAATGGATACTGCTTACCATTATGCGGCAGATATTACGGCAATAGGTACAGACAGAATTGTGGTAGCTTGGAGAGATAATAATTTGGCAGATGCAGGAAGTATAGTAGCTTCTACATTAACTGGAACAACTATTGACGCGTATAGTGTTGTGCAAACTTTTGAAGCGGGTACTGTAAAATATGTATCTCTTTCAAAAAATAGTGCAACTGCTGGGGTAGTGTTTTATCAAGATGGAGGAGATTCTAATCATGGTAAAGGACATGCTTTTTCAATAGCAGGAACAGTTATTACATTAAATGGAACTCCTGTAGATTTTGAAACTAATGGAACTTGTCAATATATAGATTCTTCTTATATTGAGGATAATAATATTTTATTGACTTGGAATTATCTTACAGACGTTTTTGGAGCAATAGCTTCACTTTCAGGTTTGACTATTAGTTATGGAGCAGTGACTACTATTTATGATAGTGCTTCTACTCCTGCAAAGACTGTGAATGTGGTTATAGATACTACACATGCCTTTTTAGTCACTGAAGATGGTGGAACTAATAGTGGGCATTTATTTGATTTAACTTTAGATACTGCGGCTAATACAGTTACTAATGATGATAGATTAATTTATAACACTTTAAATAGTGGAGGTAATATTGAATATCCGTCTATAGCTAAATTAGGAGATCGTTCTCAGTTTATAGCTTTTTTCCAAGATGAGGATGATACTAATAAATTGAAGTGTGAGGCTTATCAGGTTTATGATAATTCTGACTCTTTAATTGGTTTTGCTTCCTCTACAGTAGTAGCTACTGATCCAATTGCTGTTAGAAGCAAAGGTGAAATGGATAATCAAACTGTCACATTAACCCCTGGTCTATCTGTATACGTACAAGGAGGCGGTGAGATGGGACACGCTGAAACAGATATTAGAGTAGGTGTAGCAAATGCTACTGATACTATTGATTTAGATATAGATAGAAAATTTTTAAACTTAGGTGTAGGTGATGGTTCAGATGGGCCTTTAGTAATAGCATCAGGAACTACTTATCTAAATTTAGGACAAGTATATAATTTCAGCTCTATAAGTCTTTCTGGTGGAGCTACTTTAGCTTTTACAGGAGATGAAGACGCTGCTTTAGTTAATTGTTTAGGGAATTGTACCTTAGCTGGAACTGTGGAACTTAGAAATTCAGTTACAGATCGTTTAGGTATTATAACACAAAGATTTAATTTAACTACTGGTGATGGCTTTAGCTTTACTGCTTCAGAAGGAGGAGTTGGTGGAGTTGGTGCTTTTGGAGGAGGGGCTGGTGGAGATGGTGATGCGGCTTCAGGTAGTCCTGGTACAGGAGGAGCTGGTGGAGCATTAAGTACTATTGGAGCAGACGGAGAAGGTGGAAACTCAACCGTTGGTGGAGGAGGAGGAGGCGGCGGAGGAGGAAACTTAGGAGTAGGTTCTGCTGGGTCAACTACTGCAAATGATAATGGAGGTAATGGGGGTACGCCTGGTAGTGGAAATGATGGCCCTGGAGGAGGGGGAGCTGGAGGAGCTATTAATAGTGGAAATGGGGGAACTGGTGCGGCGGGTGCAAGTACTGGGTCAGGAAATGGTTCTGGAGGGCAGGGAGGAGCAGGAGGAAATTCTGGTCCTGATGGAGGAAATGGAGGACTTGGTGGAACTGGGGGTAATAGTTCCGTTAATGCGCCCTCTATAGCTGGAGGACTTGCTGGAAAGGGAGGAGATGGATATGCTGCTGGTGGAGTTGGGGGTATAGGAGGAGTTGGAAATCCTGCTGCAACTGGTGGTGTTGGTGGAAGAGCGACTCACGGAACTGGTGGTACTGGTGGTGCTGGAGCTATAGGAGGAGCTGGACACGCAGGAGGGCAAGGAGGAGCTGGTGGAGATGGCCGAACTGGTGGAGTTGGAGGTATTGGCGGACTAGCCGCTTCACATATAGGGGGACAAGGAGGAACTGGTGGTAATGGATTGACAGGAGCAACTGCGTTTTTACTACAAGTAGGAGGA